TGCATTGAGGTGTCCAGAATAATAGCCGCGTCGAACTCCGCGCCCTGTGCCCATTCCGTTGCCCAGCCGCCCTCACCATCCGGGGTGCGCTTCTTTTCCATCAGTGCGCACGTGTTATTCAGGTAGTAGTCAAGCAAGCTCATATCTTCCTCCATATCCGTAAGCGCGGCGCAAACACCGTTTTCCAGCTCGTGCTTTCGCCGGAGCCGGACGAACTGCTTGCCTTTGTGTACGAGTAGCCGCCGAAAGATTCGCTCTGGTACGGGCTTTGTACGGCCTCGGCGTTCTTCTCCTGCCATGTGTTGATTTCTTCCAGAATCGCCAGCACCTCCGGCGGTACGCAGATTTCCGTAACGATTCCGGTATAAGTTTCGTTCCGCAAATCAGCATCACCGTACATGTGAATCCCGTTATTCCTCCGGCTTCCTTCGATCAGGTAGTAATCGCCGGTTTCAAGGCCGGGAATAATGAGCCGGTTTGCGGTGATTTCCTCGCCAAAAAATTCCCACTTGTCCCCGGTAAAAAAATTCCGCAGATACATAAGTAGCTCATACAAGCTCACACTCACAGCCTGCCCCATATTTACCCCTCCTTACTGGCCTTTGATAACGGCCAAAATATCCGCTTTGTTCATTGCAGCGCTGACCCCGGAAATGCCGTTTTCCTTGGCATACTCCAAAAGTTCCCTTTTGGTCATTCCGTCAACGTCCACGGCTTCCGGTGCAGATTTACCGCTCAGCGCTGCGATTAACCCCCCGTTCCCTTGGACGGGTTGGAGGCGGCGGCAGCCTCGGTGATGGTACCCTTGATAACACCGGCGGCGTACTCCACCATGATCTGCAAGCCGTCCATGACAAGGCTCTCGATCTGTGCCCGTTCCTCGTTGGCGTAACCGGACTTAATGCCGATATAGCCCAGTTCATCGGCGGTCAGGTCAAACGCCCGGGCAACGTCGCCGTTCATGGTCAGGTAGTACAGGATCAGGTTTTCCTTTGCGGTCGCCACAAAGGTGCCCTTTGTAATCCGGGAGCTGGTGATAACGGTACCCAGACCCAGGAAGTTTTCGATATAGTTCATGCCGAAAGCGGTCTGGGTGGTCAGGGCAGCCTTGCCCAGATAGGCGGAAATGTCCTCGGGGTTGACGAAATAGACGGCTTCGGCGGTGTCGTCCTCGAAAGCTACCTGAAGCTTGCCCCACGCATTCGCAAGGGCAGCTTGCAGGCCATCGCCGGTAGCGGTAACACTGTTGGCGATTGTGCCGTTCAGGAACGTGAAGAAATCGCCACGGATGCCCTTCTGTACGTCTTTCAGCAGGGCGGCGTCAGTCTCCCGGACGGCGGCGTCATAGCCGGATTTCTTGATAGCCTCGGCGGAAGCTGCCTTTCTCCACTTGTGCAGGGTGATTTCACCAATCGGCGTCTTGGCGGTCTGGTACTGGGACAGGGGGATGATTTCACCCTCACCCACGGCACCGGACTGAAGCGTGCCGGTGGTGGAATACACGTACATGGTGGTTCCTTCCATCATGGGGATTTTCCGGGTAACGCCCAGAACATCCAGCAGCTTTTGCAGGGAGTTGTGGAGGAACTGCTGAACGAAGTCAACCTCACGAACTCGCTTCATTTTTTCGGCGGTAATCAGGTTGGTTTCCGCCGTAGTGGTCACATTTGCCATTATTAATTTCTCCTTTCGAACTTTTGTTCAACTGTCAGGAAATCCCGAACAGTTCAGCATTCGCAAGCATTGCCGCCTGCCGCTGCGCCGTGTCCTTGATTCCCATGATCTGCTCTTTGGTCATTTTTCCACCGCCGGTCGTTGCAGGCGGAGTCTGGGTGTTGGTGCCGGTCTTGGTTTCCTTGCCAATCAGTCCCTTGTAATCGCCGGAAAGCAGGTCATCCAGTGCCTTGCTGTCCTTGATCTTCTCACCGTCCAGCTCAAGGCCATCAATTTCAGCTTTCGCTCCACGGATAACCAGCCCCATGCTCTCGGCAGGAATGCCCTTGCTCTGGAAGTACGCCCGCGCGGCCTTTTCCTTGGCGGCGGCGCTCTCCTTAGCGGCAACTCCGTCTTTGAAATCCTGAAAGTCTTTCTTTTCCTTCTCGTACTTGGCCTTGTAGCCGCCGTCAGCGTCTTCCTTTTTCAGATCATCCAATTCCTTTTGAATGCCAGGAAGTTTCTCAGCGTCGGCCTTGTACTTCCCGATATCGGCTTTCAGGCCGTCCACGGTATCGGTGTGTGCTTCAATGATGGTGTCCACCTGTTCGTCGGTAAGCCCCATCCCCTTCAAAAGTTTGCGAGTTAATGCCATTGTTTCAGTCTTCCTTTCTTCGCCCCTATCCTTCGGGGACGACTGTGATATAAAAACCGCTATACTTCGCGGGTTTTACCGAAATAAACAAAAAGGAGCCGAACAGCACGCAAAATCTACGTACTGTATCGCCCCTCAAATCGCGTCAGCGTTTTTGAACGCTTCCATAAGTTTGGGAAACTGGATAGCGAAAAAATCTACCATTTCCTCGTTTTGTGCCCATTCGGAGTTTTCCGCAAGGCCGCTTTCAAAGAGAAAAGCATGGATAATCTCATGCCGCTTGTTCTTTCTAATCTGAACTTGTAAGTTTTTCTTACAAGTTCGGTCGCCGCCGTGCTTACTATAGCTATCCACAACCAGTTCTTTGCTGGTTTCGTCGCAAAACCCATCACATTCTGCCAGCCGAGAATCTTCGTCTTCACAGCAGACGGAAAGTGTGTATTCAGCCCCAAGCACATTTATTTTTCTGGTATCCACGCCACGTCAACCTCCTTTGCTAAGTTCGTCTTTCAGAATGTTCTTGTATGTTCCCTGATGATCGGCGATTGACGGCTTAATAAACGGGTGCGCCCGGTTGCCAGCTGTCCAATGCCAGATTCCTTGCTCGTCCTGATAGCACCACGGGGTGGGGCGGCCTCCGCCTCCCTCGGCGTATTTGCCGGTTCCCATTTCCTGATAAATGCCGTAATACACATTTGTTCCGACGTGCATTTCTTTTCCATCAATTACCGCCACGGTGATGCTATTTTTCAGGTCACCAGTTCCATCTCCTGCACCTGGGCATAAATCCTTTGCATATTCCTCAGCTTTTTCGCCACACCGCCACAAGCCGCGCTCACGCGCTTCACCAAGGGCGCGGAGGATTTCGTCGGAGTTGTCCACAAACGTAACGCTCATCTCTTATTCCGCCGTTTCTTTTCCAATTCTTCTTGCAATTTTTGCCACGCCTCGGGCTGGTTGTACTTCATATTTTGGAACTCAGAGAACGTCTTCGGTGCTTTTTTACCCAGAATCTCCCGGCATTCTGCATATTCCCGTTGGTCGGCCTGGTAGTTCTTCCCAGCCTTTACCATGCCAGCCCATTTTTCCGGAGGATACTGCGCTTTCTTTTCGTCGTACCATTCCTTATACGATTTTTTCTTTACAAGCTCATATTCCCCGGTTTCGGGATTCTTCACGCGCATCATATGTGGTTCCGCTTCCAGATCGTAGTCCGTGGCATTCACCACCGTGCAGCGGCAATTATACAGCTCATGCCCCGGCGCTCCCAACGAGCCATCACCGGGGAACATCATCTTATAGCCGCCGACATCAAACGGCTGATCGTAGTCCACAATCTGATTGTCTGCCATACCGTGATCGTGGCGGGTGCGCAAATCCTTTGTGGCTACCCACTTTTTCTTGGATTTAATGCCCCACATTTCGTCAGCGGCGGCGTAGCTGTCCATTCTACCGGCATTCTGTGCGGCGGTAACTGCCGTTCTTGCCGCTCGAATGGCGCTTACACGGCTCATTGTGACAATTCTGGACTGCAAATCATCGGATATCTGCTTGATGCTTCTGCCTTGCAAAATGGAGCCTGTAACGCTTGCTGTAATCTGCTGCTTGCCAAAAGCCAAATCAATGCCCCGCTTTAGCGCAAGCCTTTCGGGGTAGTATGGCATTACGTCCGGCTGCTCCACAATTAAGCGCTTTACGGTCTGCTCGTCAAAAAGCGTAAAATCCGCACTCGGGTGAACGCTCTCGATGGTGTAAGCGGCGTAATTCCGATTCAGGGAGTAGATTCCAGGCGTAGCGTCGTTCACATACGCAAGCGCCACCTCTTTTGCTTCCGTCGCACGTTCGGCCAGCTTGTCCCGAAGCGCTTCCAACCGTGCCCCGCGCCCCATCTGGTTCAGCCGCCATTGTTGGTAGTCCTTTTCAGTCCACTCCTTACCGTTGCGCTTCTGGCCTATCAAGTCCTGCATCTTCTTATCCTGATCGGCGAAATGCTTGAAAAAAGCATCTATTTCCTCTTGCAGCTCTTTAGCCGCCTTGGAATATACGGAGTTAATGCGTCGTTCCAGATCGGCAAGCGCCCTATCGGTTCCTCTATCGGCTTCATTCGGTCTGGCCATCCTCATCACCGCCGTAAACCGTATTTATGTCAGCGTCCGCTTTCCTTTTCAGGATTTCCGGCACTTCCTCCGGCAAAAGAAACGGGAGGTGTTTCAGAACCGTTTCTTCATCAAGGAACGCAGCCGCCGAAAGCACCATGTTTGTTTCCTCGGTGCGATTTATTACCTTGTTCCATGTAAATTCCGGCTGTGGATTACTGATACCAGCAACAGCGCAAATCTGCCGAATAAAATCTATCAGGAAATACTCGAAATCGGCGCATTTGTTGTCCTGTGGCTGATACGCCGCCGAAATCTCTGTAGCCGTCTTCTCAGCGCCCGCCAGAGCCGTCACATCAAGCATCTGGGCATCTTCGTACAGGTCGCGGCGTAAAATATCCAGCATGGTTTTTCGAGCTTCTACGGGAACATCAAGGGTGTGAGCCTCTGCTGCTGTTCCATCGGCGCTATCTACCACATTGGCCTTTACGCTCTTCATTCTCTGAATGAACTGCGCCAAATCCTTATCGTCCATAGCGCCGGTATTATGCAGAACCCAGTAAATTCCGCTGGTATCGTCAATTTGGTTGGCAAACCCGGATTTGATAAAATCATAGCAGTCTATGGAGCCACGCAACCCAACGAGTTCGCTCTCGTGGGTATCGTTTCCATACAGTACCGCAATAGGCAGGCGGGTGTAGTTCTCGTCGCACACATCCACAACGCCCAAGGCGTTGCGCAGTTCCTTGTGGATATACGCGCGTTTATTTGCAATCAGGTGCGCGTCGTCGCTTCCCTCTGCGCTCCATTCGCTAACGCCGTCCAGCTCGTAAAGCGTAGCCCGGAAAACTGTTTTCTGGCCAGTTTCACGGAACCAGTACCGGATACCGGCCATCAGCTCAGACGTTTTTTCATCCAGCAGCGGAACGAATCCCGGATTCCCGGGAGTATCGGCGAACGAGAACACTTCCAGATGATCGAGATTCCAATAGCCATAGGAAACGCCCTGCGCCAGCGCCAATTTTGCCGCCGCTTGAAGCTTAATATCAAAATCTGCACCAAGCTTTTCTTTTTCGTCCATGCTTACGCCATTAGCGCAAATATAGCCCACCTCCTGCGTCACAAGCCGCCGAAATGTGAGCGTTTTTAGCCGGTAGTCGCTGCTCCAAATATCAGGAGTTTTATTCCCGGATAAGGTGAAAAGGAATTTCTGGAATTTCTCAATAGTGATGTTGTGCTTATTATAGTACGCCATACCATCAGCGGCATCTTTATACGCCTTGCTGCCCTGGTGTTCCCGCACGGCATCACGTATGAATTTCCCGGTAGTTCCCTTTGCAATGGCTTCTTCCAAATCTTGATAAATCTTCATGAATTTTCTCCAATAGCAGAAATCTCGCAAAATCACAACAGCGACGCAGCGGCGGGTGAAATCGTGTTTTTCTTCTCCACTTTGTATTTCATAATGGTGTTGCAAAAGTACCTGATATCATCCATAGCGTGATCGTTATCCTTCACTACCGCGTCCTCCGTTTTCTTATCGTCCCACCGGTAAAGCCCGAACTCGCGAATGGCATCCGTGCAACACCGGTGAATTTTTATATTCCCGTTCTTGAGATATACCGCCGTTCGCCGAATGCCATCAAGAACGGCGTTGTCCGCCTGCTGGACGCGGAATCCACGGCGTTTCAGGGCGGTAATGAAAGATGCTGCCGAAGGGTCGATGACTGCCCTCTTGATTTCGTAGCCGTCCGTCAGGCGCTCCACAGCGTCGCAATATTCCTCGTCTGTGAGCTGCTTATAGTTGGCTCTGCCATCGTAGTAATACTCTTTGATTCTTACCGCCTTGTTGCCATCTACCGCCCATAAGCCACATGAAAACGGGTTTAGGGTGCCGTAGTCGATGCTTATGTAATAGTCCGCGGATTCCGGCACTTCATCCGTGATATTCGCTTCGGAAAAATCGTATACAAGCCCCTCTGCCAGCGTCCATTTTCCAAGAATGTACCTATCATAGAACACCGTTCCAGCATATTCTTTTTTCAGATTTTCAACAAAAGCCGGGGGCAAGAACGGATTATCATCTATGGTGTATTCTTGGCTAAAAATATCGGCATCACTATCAAGAAATATTTTAAGCCAGTGGTTGGGATACTGCGGGTTGTATGTTCCGTCAAAGCAAGAATACTCTTTATCGAGGCGGCTTTTCAGGAGCGCGAAAACCTCTTCCGACCAGTCCGCGACCTCGTCGCCGTAGCAATACTTGATAGACGCACCGCGAATCTTGGATACCTGAGACACTTTTTCCGCGCCCAGGCAATAGCACTTCTCGCCAAAAATCCACGCCGTATTATCGCTGGAAATCGCCCCAACAAGTTTATCACCGTACAGATTCCGCATAGGCTCTAGTACGTTTCTCTCTATTGTGGATTTTGTAACGCCCAAAATAACGGAAAGCCCATCTTTCCCGGCTCGTTCTCGAATCCGCATGGGAATAATCCACTTGAAATCAAGATATGTTTTCCCACTTCTGGTCGCGCCGCCCTTGAAATTCCATCGGTGATTACCGTACCTTGCGAATTCAATCTGTTTCTGGCTTAATAGCATCTCTAAACTCCTTAATTAGCCCATCCAGCTTATTGAGACTATCATTGCCGCTTGCCGTGTTTCTTGTGGCCTTATCAACAATAATCCCGAAAGATGTTGCGATCTGGCTTAATGTTGCGGCCGAAATCTTTTCGGGGTCTGTGAGCGCTTTCAGATGTAAGGTGATTGCTTCTTGCATCGCCGCTTTTTGTGATTCCATGTACGCCATCATGTCGGCGGTATTCTCTTCTTTTTTTTGCTGCACTTTTTGGGCGATATCCGGTGAAGCGCTAACAATCCTTTTCACAGTCTGGTGAGTTACGCCATGCTTTTTTGCAACGGCGCTGTACGACTGCATTTCTATCCAGTCGGCAATTATTCTTTTTTTCTTCCGATCTGTAATCCTTGCAGCCATAGCACCACCTCTCATACAAAATAGTAAAAATAGCGGGAAAGGCCGGAGTTGAACCGGCATTCTTCCCTCTTATCACAAGGCTGCTCTCCGGCCTTGCTACTTCCCCGCATCCCTCCGGCTTACGGTGCCGGGGAACCGCTTTGCCCGTTTCCGGGTTTCGTCGCCGGTGGGAGGCCATCGGCGATATATATGGCGCGAGGCCGATTCAAACGGCCTTCTGTTGGGGAGAGAGCGCCCAACTCGTTATCTACCGCGCCATGCAAAAAGAGGCTCAGGAACAATCCCAAGCCTCTTGCGCTTTTTCTTTTTTACCAGTATAGCACATTCAAACCGAAAAATCGTCTCATTTTTTTCTCATTTTTCAGCTTTCAGTCTGCCCATACAGGCATAGCGTGAAATGTCGTAGTGCTGAATCACGGCGGCGGTAAACCTGAGCTTTTTCAACTCCAAGTTCTTCACACAGGGCGTCGACGTTGCCTCTAGCGGGGCTTATGTAGAATCTGCTCAGTATCTTCTTTTCATCGACGCTAAGCGATTCAAGCCCGGAATCTACCAGCGAAACCCACTTTTTTGCCTGTTCCAGAGAACGCGCCAGTTCCTCACGGTGAACGATATTCGATAGCATCATATCTTCCCGCCCTGAGCCGCCTCCGCTTACCGGCGTACCGTCAGCCGTGGCACTTCGGATACTCTGCATAGCGGATTCCAGCCGCGCCATTTCTTCGGGAATGCTTTTCAGGGACTGTTTCTTTGCACTGTACTCCTTTAGCTTTTCAATGGCTTCATACTTCCAGTTCATTCCGTTCCTCCTTAATCATTGTCTGTTCTCCGATCACAAATTCTTACAATATCGGCAATGTAATTTGCCTCGTTCCGGGAAAGCAGAAGCTTCCCCATCAGAAGTTTAATAAAGCGCTTACGTGTCATGCGGGGAATCCTTCCTTTCTCCGTAGCTGCAAAAATCATTGCCGTCTACCTCATTTGGGGACATGCCCTGCTCATATTGCCAATGATAGCAATACCCAAATGGCGTTCCTCCTTTGTTGGTGGGGTGCTTGCCTATTTCCTCAAATGCAATGCAGTCCCGGAACCTTACCACGGGGACGGCATCCACGGTATCAGCCTGATTTATCATCATCACAATGTTTTCCACTGTCAAATATGTGGTGCTACATCCTGTACAAAATGCTACAATTCTGCGGCGAAGCCCGTCTGCATCAATCAGCCTCATAAAAATTCTCCTTCCTCGGTATCTCTTTCAGCCAGCGTCTGACGGCAAAGAACCGAATGCGTGACGGCTGATTCTTCGCCCACCGCTCAATAGCGGCGGCGAATGCAATCCTAGTGTTAAGGCGCTGACGGTGTTCTCGTCTTTCACTCATTCTGATTTACCTCCTTTAGCCCCGCTGATAGGCTATAATGCGTTTGATCTTGTCGTAGCTTTCATCTGTTGTTATAAAATCCTGTGATGCATCATCAGGGCTGGTAAACGCAAAATAAATCTGCGTCCCGTTCTCCGTTGGCCATATATCCTCCACCCAGTCCAGATTAACCAGCCGGGGCTTGCCCTGCAGATGCACCTCGATAAAATCAGCCATTCTCTGCACCTCCTACCATGCCACATACAGGCATTCCAGCGGGATTTCCTCTGCCTGCTCATAGATGCAATCCCGCAGATTTTCGAGTGCAACCACTGCGCTGGCAACCGTTCCCCAGCCATTTTCCGGCTCGTACTGCTTGTATTGCGCCTTGTTTGCCCGCAGCTCTTTAACGCCTTTCTCGATATTCCCGATCACGTCGGAACACTTGTAATATTCTCCCTGCTTGTAATCCCACCCGGTACAAGCCCGGAACATCTTGCCCAGATTATACGTGGGGCTGCTGTATTCCGGCTCGGCGATTTGTGCGAACTTATCGCATCCATCCACCTTAACGGCGATTCTCAGATCATAGCTCATTCCTCTGTGCCTCCTTCCTTCGGCGCCGATGGGAGTAGGTGCATTCCCATTGGTGAAATCCCTGTATCCTCATACTGTGCAAGGCGAGTATAGAGTTTTGGCACTATGCAGCCATTTCGACACCCACCCGGCTTATTGCTGGGGCGCATGCAGTAGTTATCCTGCCCGCAGCATTCCCACGGATCAAGATTTTGCCAGTGTTCAACCGTCAATCGTTTCATCGTTTTCCTCCTCCGGCAATTCTGGAAGCGGCTGCCAGTGGGTGATTTCAACATCGTCATCCACCTGATCCGTTTCGTTCGCGCCGCACTCTACAAGCAAATCTTCGCAAACACACGACCACCAATACCAAGCCTCCCTGTAATAGACAGCAGTCGCTTTTTGCGGAACGTCCTTCATGTACCGGTAGTACGGCGCTGGGTTGTGATTTACCCACACCACATTTACAGGCTCAAGTTCTTCCGGCAACCGAACAGACGCAGGAATCCATGGGGTAAACTTCTTACAGCAGGGGTAGCCGACGATCTCACCACAATCCTTGTTCCCGTAGACAATATTTCCGTCTATATTGTGGTCAAAATGACCGCAAATGGTACAAATGAACATTTCGGCAGCCTGCCACTTCTTCCGAAGCTGGACGACGGCTTTCTCGCGCTCCTGGGCATCGTATTTAAGATCCCCGATTTTATTCTGCTCGCTGCACAGAATCCATCTCATCCGCTCCAACGCCTCCATGCCCATCCGGCAGGCTTCGTTCACCTCGTCCATGCCGTCATAATGCTCCCGGTGTTCCGGGTTCAGAATTTCTATTGCTCGGTCAATCGTCATCACCCTTATCCTCCTTATCCTCCAAGAGATGCTGAACAGCGAGCGTGTTCAAAACGTGTGTAAATTCCAAAATATCCCAACTGTTATGGGTAATTCGCCCCGCAACAACGAGCATTGCGAACAGCATAGCGGTTAAATCCTCCGTGAAATCGCCGCCCAAATCCATCTTCGGGAGTGCCGGTAGCTCACGATCTTCCTCATCTTTGTAAACGTCCGCTAACGCAGCTCCAAAAATTGATGTTTTCATAAACAAATCCATGATTATTCCTCCAATTCCATTTTTGCGCCGCAATGGCAATATGGATTATTCTCTGGCTTGTTAAAGCAACCAAATGTCTCAATGCGGCCACACACGGAGCATTCGTATTCCCCACAAGCTGCCATTCTGCGAACAAGTCGCCATTTCCCATACCGCACCGGCTCCACGTCGGCGGCGGGAAGATCGCGGAGAATCTGTAGAAATCTTGGTGAGACGTTAAACAGCTCAGGGTTTT